TCATGCCTGTGACTCTAGGCGTTGTGGGATTAGGTACGGCGGCGGTGAAGACTGCCGCTGATTTTGATTCCGCCATGAGCAAGGTGGCGGCGGTATCCGGTGCGACAGGTTCTGATCTGGAAGCACTTCGGGATAAAGCCCGTGAGATGGGTGAGAAGACAAAGTTCTCTGCATCAGAAGCGGCGGAAGCCATGAACTATATGGCGATGGCCGGCTGGAAGACAGAGGATATGCTTTCCGGTATCGAAGGGGTCATGAACCTGGCTGCGGCTTCCGGTGAGGATCTGGCAACGACTTCCGATATTGTGACGGATGCATTGACAGCATTCGGATTATCAGCGAAGGACTCCGGACATTTCGCGGATATCCTTGCCTCTGCTTCCAGTAATGCGAATACGAATGTCTCCATGATGGGTGAGACCTTCAAGTATTGTGCTCCGATTGCCGGTGCTTTGGGATTCTCTGCGGAGGATACGGCGGAAGCTATAGGCTTGATGGCCAATGCCGGTATCAAGGGTTCTCAGGCTGGTACTTCATTAAGAACCATTATGAACAACCTGTCCGGGGATGTGAAGATCTGCGGTTCTTCCATCGGAGAGGTTACGGTTGCGACTACGAACGCTGACGGATCCATGAGGGATCTGTCGGATATCCTGGCTGATTGCAGAACCGCGTTTTCAGGATTATCTGAATCTGAGAAGGCAGCTGCGGCGGAAAGCCTTGTCGGAAAGAATGCGATGTCAGGCTTCCTGGCTCTGATGAACGCCGGAGAAGCGGATATCAATAAGCTTTCATCTGCAATCGACAACTGTGATGGTTGTGCTGCCGGTATGGCTGAGACCATGAATGATAACCTTGCAGGTCAGCTGACGATCCTGAAATCACAGCTGCAGGAACTGGCTATCTCTTTTGGGGAATTGCTGATGCCTGCAATCAGAACCATTGTTGGGTGGATCCAGAAGTTTGTGGACTGGCTCAATTCGATGGATGAAGGCACAAGGAAGGTCATTGTTACGATTGCGCTGGTGGCAGCTGCAATCGGTCCGGTTCTGATCATAGTAGGCAAGGTCATTTCTGCGGTCGGTACCATTATGACTCTGGTGCCGAAGCTGGCAGGTGTGATCAATGCGGCGAAGGGAGTATTTGCTGCCTTCAATGCGGTATGCGCGGCGAATCCATATGTGCTGATTATCGCAGCGATTGTCGCCTTGGTGGCGGCGTTCATTTATCTCTGGAATAACTGTGAAGAGTTCCGGCAGTTCTGGATCGACCTGTGGGAGAGCATCAAAGAGATTGCCATTGCCGTGTGGGAAGCGTTGAAGGCGTTCTTCCAGGCAGCATGGGAAGCAATCAAGACCACGGCAACAACGGTCTGGAATGCGATCAAGGATTTCTTCTCCGGATTGTGGGAAGGTATCAGGAATATCTTTACGACTGTGGTAAATGCGATCAGTACGTTCCTGACCAATGCCTGGAATGCGATCAAGAATACCGTGACTACGGTGTTCAATGCGATAAAGACATTTTTCACGACAGTCTGGAATGGAATCAAGTCTGTTATCACGACAGTGGTGAATGCGATTTCCACCTTCCTGACTACGGCTTGGAATGGGATCAAGACCGCGATCACAACGGTGCTGAATGCCATTAAGACAGCGGTTACTACGGTCTGGAATGGTATTAAGAATATGATCACGACCATTGTGAACGGAATCAAGAATGCAGTCACAACAGCATGGAACAATATCAAGTCTGCTGTATCCAATGCGGCAAACGCGATCAAGACCGGCGTGACGAATGCCTTCAATGCTATGCTGAACGGCATCAAAAATATCTGCGGAAATATCTATGGTGCTGTGAAGGGCGGATTTGATAAGGCAATCGGCTTTATCAAGGGTCTGGCTTCTCAGGCGTTCCAGTGGGGTGCTGACTTCATCGGCGGCATCGTGAACGGTATCAAGTCCATGATCGGCAAGGTCGGTGAGGCTGTTTCTTCCGTTGCGGATAAGATCCGGAGCTTCCTGCATTTCTCTGTTCCGGATGAAGGGCCGCTTACGGATTATGAGAGCTGGATGCCGGACTTCATTGGAGGACTTGCTAAAGGCATTGAGAAGAGCCGGGGCATGATCGAGAATGCGATGAACGGCGTGACTTCTGATCTGACCATTACTCCGAAGGTGATGGCGGCTCAGGGAGGTTATTCCGGATCCACTGCTTCAAGTGGTGATCTGATTTCTGGTATCAATACAGCGCTGAATACGGCTCTGGCCGGTGGCGGTGCCGCAGGGGATATCGTGATCCCGGTTTATATCGGCGGTGACATGATCGATGAGATCGTGGTAACGGCTCAGCAGAGAATGAATCTGAGAAGTGGAGGCAGGTAAGATGGCTCATATGCAGTATCTTGTTTTTAACAATGAGAATATCCCGATGCCTGCCTCTTATTCTGTGAGTTTATCGGATGTGGAGGCAGACAGCGGTGGTGTAACGGAAGCAGGAACCACACAAAGGGATGTTGTCCGCGAGGGCGTGGTTCAGATCGGTGTGACCTTCCGGGTATCGAAGAAATGGCTGAATAAGTTTTCGGCGTATAAGAAGCTGGCTAGCATTACGGTTGGATATCTGGACATGGAGACGATGAACATCGTAAACACGCAGATGTACATTGACGGGTATCAGGTGAAGCTGGTCAGCGATACAAGCTATGGGAGCTTGTGGGAGGTGTCCTTCACGCTGAAAGAGTTTTAAGGAGGGCGGCTATGTATCCAGTGAGCAGTGCCTTCCTTGAAGCAGTGAAGGCAAATACAAGAAAATATTACTGGACCGGCAGGATCACAACGACTGCCGGAACGGTTTATGAGTTTGATCAGGATGATATGGTCAAGGGCAGCGGGTATATCACTTCCCAGTGCTGCGGATCCACGGAGATCGAACTGGGAACGGTGTACGCTGCGGAGATGGGGATTTCACTTTTCTCCGAGATCAACAGGTATACGCTGGAAGACGCGAAGGTGGAGCTGTTCTATCATCTGCAGGTGGCTGGCGGTTCCTATGAGAGAATCCCTATGGGAATCTTTGAAGTGTCGGAGGCGAACCGGAAAGCGAAGTGCCTGGAAATCAAAGCCTATGATTACATGGTGCGGTTCGAGAAGGCTTTTACTTCCCTGGAATCCATCGGTAACGCTTATGATTTTATGGTACTCTGCAGCACGGCTTGCAATGTGACGCTGGCTCAGGACAGGGCAACGATTGAGGCGATGCCGAACGGGACGGAAAACCTGTCCATATATTCTGATAATGACATTGAGACTTACCGCGATGTGCTGTTCTATGTGGGACAGGTGCTTGGCGGTTTTTTCGTGATCAACAGAGCCGGGGAGCTGGAACTTCGGAAGTATGGGAATACACCGGTGCTGACAGTAGAGCGGAAGCACAGGTTCTCTTCCAGTTTTTCGGACTTTATTACGAGATATACGGCGGTCAGTTCAACAAACCTTCGGACACAGATCGCGGAGTATTACGCGCTGGATCCGGATGACGGGCTAACCATGAACCTGGGTGTGAATCCGCTTTTGCAGTTCGGTTTGGAAGAAACCAGGCGGCAGTTGTGTGAGAATATCCTGAATGACCTGGCTCTGGTGAACTATGTACCGTTTGATTCGGATACCATCGGAAATCCGGCGCTGGATGTGGGAGATGTTCTTTCCTTTACCGGCGGTCAGGCAGATTCAACGAAGTATGCCTGCATCACATCGAACAGCATCAAGATTGGCGGTAGGCAGAGCATCAAGTGTGTGGGGAAGAATCCGAAGCTGTCCCAGGCGAAGAGTAAGAACGACAAGAATATCTCAGGGTTGCTGGCTCAGATCGAGGCAGGGAAGATCGGAATCCATACCTTCACCAATGCATCGGCATTCACAGTGGCGGATGTGGATACGAAGATTATTTCCATCGAGTTTGCCACTACGGAAGCGAACCACGCACAGTTCTTCGGGCAGGTAATCGTGGATGTAACGGCTCAGCCGGTGACAAGATCTGTGACGGCTTCCGGGGATGTGGTGATCCCTTCGGTGAATGTTGACGGGGTACCTGTGGATCCGGAAGATCCGGAGGAAGAGCCGGTGGTGATCGGCAGTACGGAAGAGCAGACGATAACGGTATCTCTTCCTATGAGCTGGCAGGAGGATGGTCATGCAGATGTGATCTTTTCCTTTGAGTTCAATAACCAGATGATCCCGGTGCATTACCCGCAGGAAAACTGGCACAGCGGAAGGCACACAATACTTCTGTATTATCCGATCGAGAATGTGGTGCCGAACTACACGAATATCTTTAATGTCTATATGCGGTGCGTGGGCGGTACGGCTGAGGTGGATACCGGGATG